AGTTTGTTGTTTATATTTAAAATATATGTCGTTATACTTTTCAAACAATTAAATATCAGGGCAGGTTACGTGTCCTAAGACCTCTTAATGTTAATTAATTAATGTTAAGAAAGGTTAATGTAACGGTTCAAACGGATAATCCAAAAGCTACTTTTAAAAAAAGGGTTCATGACGATTTAGCATGGGTCTTACCATGTGATTTAAAAAATTACAAAGTATTACCTGCCGATATTAGTATTTGTTTAAAAATAAATTTGTTTTATTCTAATAATTTAAATAAATTTCCAGATTATTTATTAAATAAAATTTAGTTATAAATACATTCTAATTTAATATTAAAATAATATTAAAATAATATAAAATATTTAAGTATATTATTTTAATTTTGTATAAATGGAAAATACAAAGAAGTATAATCGTTTAATCATAGTTTCATATCGTCTCCCATTAACTTTAGAAAAAAAAAATAATAAATATGAAGTTATTTGGAATAATAGTCGTTCATCGATTGCGAATTTTAAAAATTTTGATCCTAATATAGAAAAAATTTGGATTGGAATATTAAGTCAATGTATTCCCAATGAAGATAAAGAAGAAATAGAAGATTTATTATATGATATTAATTGTATTCCAATTTTTTTAAATAAACAACTAAAATATAAATTTTATGAAAAATGTTGTAAAAATTTACTATGGCCAGTATTACATTATTCAATACCATCTACAAATGATATTAAATATTCACAAAATTGGGCAAAATATTGGCATTCATACATAGCAGTAAATTCATTGTTTGTGAAAAAAATATCTATTTATATGGAGGATGAAAATACCTTAGTTTGGATACATAATTATCAACTATTTTTAGTTCCAAGCTTACTCAGGAAAAAAAAACCGGCTGGAAGAATTGGCTTTTTCATTCATACAGTATTTCCTAGTTCAGATGTATTTCGTTGTTTACCAGAATCTAATACTATAATACATAGTATGTTATGTTGTGATATGATTGGTTTTCATACATATGATTATGCTAGACATTTTTTTTCATGTTGTAGAAGACTGTTATATTTAGAATTAGAAGTAGTTCATAATGGTTGTTTAGGTTTTAGATATCATGGTCGTAAGGTAGGTATAAAAATAAGTCATCTTGGAATTAATTCTACAAATACAATAAGATTTAGTAAAAATAAAAAAATAAAAGAAATTGTTTCAGATTTACAAAAAAAATATGAGAACAAAAAAATAATATTGAGTATAGATGGAACAGATGTTGTAAAAGGCGGTGCTTTAAAATTACAAGGATATCATAATTTTTTAGAAAATTATCCTGAATTTAGAGATAATGTAATATTATTTGAATTTTTATTAGAAGAAAGAAGTTTAAATACAGAAAGAAGAGGACAAATTTATACAGAAATTGAAAATATAAAGAAAGATTTTGGAAATAATGTTATTAAAATAATTACATTTAAAAAAAATAATTTTGATAGTTTATTATTTTTAGCATCAGTATGTAAAATATCTTGTTTAGGATTATTCTCATCATATTGGGATGGATTAAATACATTTCCCTATGAATATACTTTGCTTGATGAAGAAAATCCAGGAAGTTTAATAATTTCTAAATTTATGGGTTGTTATAGAAATCTTCCAGGTGTTTTATCTGTAAATCCATTACGTTTAGATAAAGTTTCCTTACAAATTTCAGAAGCATTAACAATGAATATTGAAAAAAGAAAAATTTTACACAATTTGAGATATAATTATGTAATTAAACATAATTTTGATTATTGGGCTAATGATTTTATTACTGAATTATCAAGTATTTCTTCAAACAATTCACAAAAAAAATATATGGAAATTGGATGGGGTTCGCAAACAAAGTTAATAGCATTAGATGCCAAAGTTAAGCACTTAAATAAAAGTAATTTTATTACTACTTTCAATAAGAGTGAAAAGAGACTTATTTTACTCGATTATGGAGGTACTATAGTTGAACGACAAAATAATATTTTATTAAAGCCTTCTAAAGATATATTAAATAATATATTACAATTATCTATTGATCCAAAAAATATTGTTATAATTGTATCTGGACAAACTAGAAAAACATTGGAAAATGTTTTCAAAAAATGTAAGAGTATTGGTTTAATAGCTGAAAAAGGTGCTTTCATCAAATGGCCAAATACTACTAATTGGATAAAATCTTATAAAAATACTGATATTGAGTGGATGAAATTAGCAAATAAAACAATTCAAAATTATACAGAAATGACACCTGGTTCCTATAAAGAATCAAAAGAAACATATATATTATGGAATTATGAAAATAGTGATCCAGAATATGGTAAAATGCAAGCATACGAATTATCTAAATATTTAGGACAAATTTTAAAAATGAAAAATGTAGTAAGAACTCATTATCAAATGTCAAGATTATTAGAAATAAAATTTAAAAATATTTCTAAAAGAAATGCTACAAAAATAGCATTAGGATATTTCCAATCACAATTACTTTTAGAAAATATTGATAGAAATGATACATTTGTTATGTCTATTGGTAATGATATATCTGATGATAAAATTTGTTCTCTCATATCTAAAAAATTTGATTGGGTTGAAAATAAATACACTGTTACTATAGGAATCAGACCAACTACAGCTGATTTTTATATTAATGATGTTGATGAAGTATCAAATACATTAAGGAGATTAATATCTTTTAATAATAATGCATCTATAGTTCGTTGTAGTAGATTTATGGATAGTTTATACAAAAAAATATAAATTTTAAGTATCCAATTGATGATGTTCAAATTGACTAATAATATCTTGTTCTATTAATTCGTTAAGTATTTTTAAAACTTTTTGTGCATATTGACGTGCTTTTACAATTTTTGATATTTCCAAATACCCTTTTGAAAAAGATTTAAAATATGATTTTGTTTCTTTCCTGAAAAATAAAGCATTATCGATTGACTTTACCATTGATAATATTGAATAACTATTTTTGTAATCTTTAATATATTTGCTTTCATCTAAATCACCAATATAAAATATATACTTGTTATTTTTGTATCCTAAATAAATCTCACAATCATTTATATTATGATGGCAAATATAATGAATTGTTGCAAATAATTTTCCTAATTGTTTCATGTAATTATTTAAATTTTTTCCTAATATTTTTTTTAAATAATTTATATTTATTTTTTTCCCTTCATTATCTATCTTGTTATATTTTTTATAAAAATTACTATCAGTTAAACGAACTATATTAGTTAATCTTTGATTTCTAAATATAACTCTTTCTAACATAAGAATTAATAAACTTTTATTGTTCTGCGAATATATTTTGTATCCATAAAATTTTATCAATTTTGCATTAGGTAAAGATTTTATTTTAGTAAAATGTAAATGATGAATTATCTCTTGATATGCTCTAATTTCATCATTATTTATTTTACTTAAATCTTTATTTTTTATTATCTTAAAAGCATATAATGGATAATGTACATCATATACCACTTTACCAATAGAACCTCTACCAATTTCAACTATATCTTCGGATTTTTCTATATATTTTTTGAAAATTTTATCCATTAATTTTATTTTATCTATTTTTAATGAATTATTTGAGTATTTTTCTATACGAATTTTATTACAAAATATTACAATTACTACAACAATTATTACAAAAATAAATAAATTCATATTCTATAATATTAATTTATTTTATTTTATATCTATATTATATATATAATATTAAATGGTTTTTGATACTTTTTTCACACATTCCGACGTAAATGTTAAATGGTGGGGTCCAGCAAAATTTACCCTTCTTGCTGCTACATTACTTTTAATAGTAATGACAGGTATGAATATGTATGAGGAACAAAAACAAAATAAAAAAATCACTTTTGAACTATGGATACCATCAACAGCAATATTAATATTTATCTTTTATATTGCTACTTTAACATCATCTTGTTTAAAAGCATCTAAATGTTCTATTTTAGCTTTCTTTCATTTATTATCCCCATTTGTAGGATTAATTGGATTAGGTTTATTTATGTGGGCAAGAACTAAAGGAATAATTAGAGATGTCAAAGAGAATAAATATTAATTTATGAATGACCTAATAATTTACGACAACGTGAGCAATAATGATAATTGTTTTTAAACTCTTGATGAAAACAAGGATAAAAACAACAACAACCGGTTATTATAAGTCCAAATGCACATAGATATGAAAATAAACTACATTTTGACTTAATTATTGTTTTTTGATAATTACGACAATATATACATACACAATTTTGTCCTTGTTTAGTAGCATAGTTTATTTCAGTTGATATTGGTAATCTAAAAGTTTGAGTCGGAGATGGTGGTCTATTCGCTGGATATGAATATGGAAAAGATGTATATGTGTATATTTGATTTTGTTGAGCTGGTTGCTGAAATGCTGGGTAACCTTGTTGCTGAATTGGTTGCCGAATTGGTTGCCGAATTGGTTGCCGAATTGGTTGCTGAATTGGTTGCTGAATTGGTTGCTGATGAGAATTATTTGCCCAATGTTCAATTGTTTCCCCTTCTCCTCGGGAAATAATGTTTTCGTTAATTGTGTCTAATGGTGGAGCGCTCGGTTTTATATTATATGCCATATTAGATATTTATATACAATATATTATTATTTATGAAAAATATTCAATTTTAAATGAAATACTTCATTTAAAATTGAATATTTTAAATCTTATTATATTTTTGTAAATAAAATGTATAAAATATTTCCAAATAAAATTATTGGTTATGGTAGTCAAGGACACATTTTTTTAACTTGTAAAAAAACTAAAGAATTTTGTAATTATGTGACAAAAATTCCAGTAACTGATTTAGAAATTGAAGTAAGTAAAATAATGAGTGAGGAAAAAATAAAAGGCAGTACATTAGGACCGAAAGTATATGAAATTTTTGAATACAAAAATAAAAAAGATTTAAAAAATATTATGATCGATGGAAAAGTTTTTCCAAAAAATATTACCATAAATAGTGGAAAATGTATGATAATGGAAAAACTGGAAGGAATGGATTTAGCACATGTAGTAGAAAATCCAAATGTATATATAAATATAGAAATTTGTAATTTAATAATTCGGAAAATTAGGAAAATGCATAAACTTGGCTGGCATCATGGTGATTTATATGCTCAAAATATTTTTGTTATTTTTAATAAAAATAAAATAATAGATATAAAAATCATTGATTTTGGAAATGTCAAATCTTTAAAATATATTAATTATATTGAAGATTTTAAAGATTTATTAAATACAGTTAAAAGATTTGGGAAGTATAATTTAGATAATATTCGAGAATTAATTAATATATTAG